AGACAATATTTACCACACTTGGGGTATGGGAGAATATGAGTCCAACCGTAAAGAAGTTAGATACTACAAATTCAAAGACGAGAAAGAACTACTAACCGACTTTCTATTACATTGGTCTAAGAATTATCCTGATGTGTTGACGGGGTGGAACAGTAGATTCTTTGATTTACCATATTTGTTTAATCGAATTAAGCGAGTGCTAACTGCTGATGGTGGTCATGGGCCTGATGATGATAAGTGGGTGGGTAAAAGAATGTCTCCATTTGGTCTTCACGACTGGCGAGAAATAACTGCTTATAATATGCCTGTTGTTGAATTGATTGGAATACAACAACTAGATTATCTAGACTTGTTTCGCAAGTTTGCGTACACTTATGGAACACAAGAAAGCTACTCACTAAATAATATAGCACACGTTGTACTTGATGAGAAGAAACTTGACTATAGCGAGTACAAAGATTTAAATGAATTATATACCAATGATCATCAAAAGTTTATTAACTATAACATCAAAGACGTTGAGTTAGTCGATCGGTTAGAAGATAAACTAGGGTTAATTACTCTAGCGATGACTATTGCATATAAGGGGGGAGTAAATTATGTTGACACGTTCGCAAACGTCCCCGTATGGGATGCTATCATCAATAAAGAGCTTCGCAAAAGAGGTATCGTGGAAGACAGCCGTCGATACGTATCGAAAGACGGACAAATCGTGGGTGCTTACGTTAAGGATCCTTTGGTTGGCATGCATAATTGGATTTGTTCTTTTGATCTGAATAGCTTGTATCCACATTTGATTATGCAATACAATATGTCGCCTGAGACTATTATACCTGATGAGATAAAGACCACTGTTGATGATCTTCTCAACAACGGAGAATATAATATACCTAAGGGGTATTGTATGTCTGCTCGAGGAAATCTCTTTTCGACTGAAAAGAGAGGTATACTTCCTGAGCTTGTAGAGCGGTTCTATGATGATCGAGTTGTTGCTAAGAATGAGATGCTCAAAACACAACAAGATCTTGAATCGTTTGAGGGTGATAAGTTTGAAAGATATAAGTTTGAAAAAAAGATAGCTACTCTGGGCAACCAACAAATGGCTATTAAGATTCTAATGAATAGTCTTTATGGAGCAATGTCCAATGAATATTTCCGATACTTCGACACGAGAATTGCAGAATCGATCACCTTGTCAGGGCAACATACTATACGGCTGGTGGAAAAGACTCTCAACAACTATCTCAACAATATACTATCAACTGTTAACGTTGATTATATTATTGCTGTCGACACTGATTCTGTTTACGTTAATTTTGGGCCTCTCATCGATCACGTATATCCTGATGGCGTGTCTTTGGATAAAGGATCTACCTTCTTGGATAAAGTCGCGAGCCAAAAAATAAAACCTATACTTGAGAAGGCATTCGCTGAATTAAAAGAATACATGAAAGCTCCTTACCAGAAAATGGTAATGAAGCGCGAGGTTGTGGCCAACAAAGGCATATGGACGGGTAAAAAACATTACATACTCAATGTGATTAACTCAGAGGGCATACAATTCAAAGAACCTAAGTTAAAGATGATGGGCATTGAAGCTGTGCGTTCAAGTACACCACAGTGGTGTCGGACACACATTAAAGATACTTTAACCGAAATGATGGCTAAAAACGAAGTAGAAGTGCAAGAATACATAAAAGAACTGCGAAAAGAGTTCAATCAATTGCCCGTAGAGGACATTGCCTTTCCTCGTGGTGTGCGCGGCCTTGATAAATATAAAGACAATACTGGAGGTAAACTATACGGTAAATCAACTCCTATCCATGTACGAGGAGCATTGATACATAATCACTACCTGAAAGAATATAAGGTAGTAAACAAGTATGGTGAATTATTTAATGGAGACAAGTTAAAGTTCTGCTACCTTAAACTCCCTAACATGGTTAAGGAAAATGTAATTGCATTTAAGAACGTCCTACCAGATGAGTTCAAAGTACGTGACTACGTAGATTACGATAAGATGTTCGATAAAGGATACCTAGATGCTATCCGTACAATTATGACCGCTATAGGTTGGTCTCCAGAACAGAGACAAAGGACCCTGGAGGATTTCTGGGCATGAGCGAAAAATACGATATACCAAAAGAATATTCTAGTGCTGATTATGGGTTTAGTGCAATCGATGAAGCGACATACAAAGCTCAACAAGATGAGAATGAAGTAACGCCGCCATCGATAGATGAAAATGATATTTCACGTGTTATATTGAATGCGCTAAAGCCGATTGAGGATAAGATAGAACTACTAATGATTAAGAAGCGGTCTGAAGACGATGATGCCGTTGCTACAGCACTGTCTGCCGCCAATGAGTCAACTTCAGAAGCAATAGTGTCTTTAGAAAAGATTATAATGCCACTATTGCTGAACCTAAAACAAACTGCTGATAAAGAATACATCTACTGGCCTAATCGTGAAAAGGCTATAGATGATGAGATCCAAAAGGTTCTGAGGATTACTCGTGGTAAATGAGCTCCTACTAACAATGATGATATGGATAAGTCAGGCTACAGGAATGCCTGTGCCTGAACCTCCTCCATTGGCGTATACCACTCCAAAACAAATGGTTATTATGACATATGGTTGCGACCAATCTCCCGTACTACAAGGTAACGAACAGCTGTGTAAATCCCTGGATGGGGGAGCGCCTAACGCATCACCACCAGAGATATTAGCTTTTTATCAAGATAAAACAGGTATTGTATATTTGAAGAAAGGCTGGACTGGTGATACGTTAAGAGAAAAATCTATATTGTTACACGAGCTAGTACATCACATGCAATACAAGTCAGGCGTTGATCCTAAAATATGTAGCGCTAAATTAGAAGATCAGGCCTATAAATTACAAGATAGGTGGTTAAGAGAACGAGGATCTACCCTAGAAAAAGAAATTAAAATAAACGAGTTCTTTTTACTTATGATCACACAGTGTCAGGTATTCCCATTGTATTGTTACTCTGGTCCAGCACCCGTGCCAGCCCCTTAGGAGACTAGCTATGGGATACCTAGTTCTTATTACAGCTATGATTATCTCAGGCATCGCTGCCTGGTATTCTATAATTGGATTGATGGCTATTTTTTCAGCAGCAGTTATACCCATAGCTATTATGGGCGGTGTACTGGAAATAGGTAAGTTAGTGACCGCTTCTTGGTTATATCAATATTGGAAAAAGATTCCACGCACACTTAAAGCATATTTAACAACAGCTGTTGTCGTGCTAATGTTTATCACGTCTATGGGAATCTTTGGATTTCTAAGTAAAGCACATATAGATCAATCAATCTTAACAGGCGACAATTCTCTTTTAATAACACAGCTAAATAACAGAATCAAGAGAGAACAAAGGAAGATTGTAGATGCTGATAAAGTCATTGGTCAACTAGATTCTCAAGTTCAAACACTTATAGAGTATGATAGAATCAGGGGACCAAGTGGTTCTATAGCTACTCGTAAATCACAACAAGTCGAACGAGATTCATTAAACAAACTTATTGAAACTACAGCAATTACTATCGGGCGGATACAAGAACAGAGAATCAAGTTAGATTCACAAAAATTAAAATTGGAAGCTGATGTTGGACCAATCAGATACATTGCAGCATTTGTATATGAAGGGAAAGCGAATCGAGAAATGCTCGAGACAGCAGTCCGATGGGTTATTATTGTTATTATATTTGTGTTTGATCCTCTCGCTATTCTTTTATTAATAGCAGCAAACATGACACTCAAAGAACAGTATGAGAAAAAGAAGAGGCAGAATGCTAGAAAAAAACATCGTCAAAATAAACTACAAAAGGTTATAATATCTACTGAAGAGGACGGTAACGCAGTCTCTGTTAAAGAAGATCCCTATCTAGCTAACACTCAGATATGGGAAGAGGCGGATATCGTTATCAAAAAGAAAGAAGAATCAGAGATGGTCGCTGTGGGGGAAGAATATGATATACAAACGCGGAAAGACAGTAAAGCCAAAGAGGCTGGAGATGTTATAATTAAGAAACCTCGTTGACTATAATATTAGGATACCGTATGAT